TTTAATCATTAGAATTAAGGGAAGTAATAATATTACTTTCCACCATTTCATGGTTATAATTATATTACATAATAATTTAATAAATAATTCACATATGACGTTTTTTTCTTTAGTTTGATAGTTTCTAAAAAATTATTATATTTATTTTAAAATGTTAAGAAATAAGTACAAAAAAGAGAAGGAAAATTTAATTAAAGGACTATTAAATAGAGGTTCTTGTACTATAATGCTTTCAATAGTATTAAAAGGGACATCTAAAGTTAAGGATCATTTTATATATGAATGTATTTATCTAGATCAAGGAGTAGAGAAAGAAATATTCGTAATAGCTGAGGATATGTGTAAAGCTGTTGATAAAATTAGACCCTTAATTAATCAAAATATCTCAGAAAATAGGGCTCAATTTATGGTAGGTAGTGAAGATGTATTATTATCTAGATTAAAAAATAATTAATGAAATTTTTAAAATCTTTAGTTAGAGATAGAAAACTTACCCCCTCTGAAAGATTAGGTGCAAGAATTGGTTATATGGGAGCTGGTTTTTTAATAGCAGCTCAATGGACAATAGAACCTGTTTTATATATAATGGGTTTTTTATGTGTTTTATTTCAAGTTATAATAAGAAAACAATGGAATTTAGTAGCTCTTAATGTAAATGGATTAATAGCTTGGTTAAAACATTATTTATTTTAGTAAAATACGTCGCGTATACGCGCATTATCGCGCGTTATATAACATAAAATTTGGAAGCTCGAAAGAGCTTCCTTATATTTCAAGTATAAAATACTATATTATGAAAAGATACAAACCCTCCCCAAGTGAATTAAAAGAAGAAATGATAAATAATCTAATATTTTTACAAGAACAGAAGGAAATGTTATGGTTATATCATCCAAGTAATATGGAAGGGTTAAATCTTATTGCAGAATATGAAAAAGTTACTAAACAAATTTCAGAATTAGAGGCAGAAATTGATAAGTATTAATATTTATGAACATGAGTTTAAACATTGATAATATATTTTCACTTTTTTCTTCTGGGGAAGATGCAGGAGGAGTAGATGAAAAAGTATTTATTAATTTCAAAGAAACACCAACATACTTTATTGGTATGTATAAAAAATTAATACTAAATAACTTAAATTTCAATAAAAAAATAGTTAAATTTTTTAAAGAATCTAATTCTGATTTGGATGTTAATGAAATGTCTGAAGCTGGAGAGTGGGTTACATATAATAGGGCTTGGCATTATATAAAAAAGATAAATTTAAGTAATGAAGAACACATAACCTCATTAGAAAATCATAATGATCCTTATTTTGAAACTACAATAAAATTAGGAATCAAATTTTTTGAAGAGGAAGAGCAATATGAAAGGTGTGCCCTATTAAAGAAAATTCAAGATATTTTAGAAGGCTTAAAAGGATAATTTGGAGTTGTTTCTTCTTCCTCGTATATTGGGGATACGGGTTTAAGGGAAGAAAGACGATTAGAGAAAATAAGGTTATTTAGGTACTAGGGGATTAAGGAACACCCTATTAAAAATACAAATATGAACAGAGAAATTATAGATAGACGAATATCCCAGATAGAAGGTGCAATTGCCAGATTAAAATATAATCTAACAGGACAATCATCAAAAAAAGATTTTGAAAATAATCTCAACGATTTAGAAGATACAGTTGAAGATTTAAAATCACATTTAGAAAGAGTACTTTCACCTCTCAGAAACGGATAATATATGAATTTAACGGCAGAACAAATCCAATCAAATTGGAATAAATTATTAGCTTATATCAATACTTATATCTCAGATCCTAGAAGAGAAAAACTTATTGAATTTTACAAAAAATTTGAAGATAGACTCGTTATGATGCCTGCTTCACATAAAAAAGAATATCATAATGCATTCCCAGGAGGATATGTTGAGCATGTTAATAGAGTAATTGAATGTGCTTTGAAACAATATGAATTATGGAAAGAAGAAGGAGTGGATATATCTACTTTTACTAAGGAAGAGTTAGTATTTTCTGCTATTAATCATGATTTAGGAAAAATGGGAGATAGTGAACATGAATCTTACATCCCTCAGACTGATAAATGGAGAAGAGAAAAATTAGGTGAAGATTATATGCATAATAAAGAAATTGCTTTTGCCGCAGTACCAGATAGAGGTTTATTTTTACTTCAACAACATGATGTAAAATATACTTTTAATGAAATGGTTGCTATTCAAACCCACGATGGTTTATATGATGTGGCAAATGAAAAATATTTAAAATCATATATGCCAGAAACTAAACCAAGAACTGCTTTACCTTTTATTTTACATTTTGCAGATATGATGGCAGCTAGAATTGAATTTGAAAGGGAATGGTTACCTAAGTTTAAAGGAAAAAATAATTTGGAAAAACCAAAAGAATCGTTTAACTTAAACGGAAATAAACAAACAATTAAAAATAAAGCTCTAGGTTCTATAAGAAGTGAAGGGCTAAAAAATATGTTAGACAAATTATGATCGGTTACATAATTGCTATATGTGTTTTATCAGTACTAGTTATAATATTAGGTTTTACTACATTTAATTTATTAAGAAAAAATGAAAAAGCCGAGGATATTGTAGTTGGGTACTTACAATATTTAGACCAAATATCAAGAGTAATTGAAGTTTCGGATGAAAAAATCAAAAAAATTGATATTAAGGGTTCATTTAAAAGTGATGATGAAATAGGTTTCTTTTTTGAACAAATTAAAGGCATACAAGAAGTCTTAAATGACTTCAAATTAAAAAAGTATTAATCTTATGGATTCAATTATTAGAAAGCATTCTGCTAAAAAACAGAAAAGGAATTATTTTACTCAAGAAACAGAACGGGCGATCGTTAGGTATAATAACGAAAAAAACCCTAAAATACGTAGCAATATATATCAAAAGGAAATTCATTATCCTTTTTTTAAATTAACTCAAAATATAATTCATACATTTAAATTTTATCATACTGAAGTTGAAAATTTAGAAGATTTACAACATGAAATTATGATATTTTTACTTGATAAAATTCATTTATTTAACCCTGATAATGGGGCTAAAGCCTATTCTTATTTTGGTACTATTGTAAAGCGATGGTTAATAGTGTATACTACTAAAAATTATAATAAAAAACTAACTAATATACCTATTTCGGATTTAAATAATTATTCTAATTTAGATATGTCATCCCCATCTTTTGTAAATTCAGCTAAAATGGATTTAGGTGTTGAAAAAATAATAGAAGGAGAAACTAAGGATGAATTAGATTTTCAAGGATATAAATCTTCAGATAAGTTATCTTTATTTGTAGATCAATATGTTGATCATGTAACAGATAACATTTATAATATTTTCCCAAAACCTTATGATGCTCAAATAGCAGATGCTATATTAGAACTATTTAGAAAAAGAGATAACATAGATATATTTAATAAAAAAGCATTATACATCTATATTAGAGAACAAGTTGATGTAAAAACCCCTAAAATTACTAAAATAGCTAATGTTTTAAATAAAATATTTAGGGAAAAATATTTATCATATTTGGAAACAGGTGCTTTCCCGTCTTAAAGGTTTACTTTAAGTATATTTATCAATAAAATAGCCATGGGAAATTTAGATTCAATTATATTTGGTAAGAAAAAATTTTCTGATATACTCGAAGAGATTTACCGAAATCAAAAAAAACGTGAAGATCAAGTATCTTCATTAATTTCAGAATTAAAACCATTAGTCCAGGAAATAGGAGATGCTACTTTAATAGTACCTTTAATTAAGGAATATATGGAAATAGGTGTTAAAAATGATGAAGCATTAATTAAGATGGCTACTATCATTCAACGTGTATTACAAAATCAAAATGATGGTGAAGGTTTAGGTATAACAGATGAAGAAAAATCTCAATTATTAGAAGAAATGGAAAAGCTTCAAAAGAATAAAGACAAATAATGGCAAAGTTAGTAACAGGTTCTACTAAAAATTCGGGAAGGAATAAATCTTCATCAAAAGGTTTAGGAGGTATTTTTTCTGGAAGGGTTAGAAGAGTAGTTCTTAATCCTGATGATTATCCTGAACAATTTCAAAAATTTGGGGAATGGTCTGCTATGGCAGGAGTTTTTTTCTCACCTATGGAATCACCAACGTATAATATAGATTCTAGTAATTTTGCATTACCTTTATTTCCAAATTCAAAACAACCTCCTACTCATAATGAAATAGTATATCTTATATCCCTTCCAACTCCTTTTTCTCAAATGAATCCTTCTAGATTTACATACTATTATTTCCAACCAGTTAATTTATGGAATAGTGTTCATCATAATGCTATACCAGACTCAGTTTGGGATAATATAAGTGGTGATTCTTCAAGAGATTATGATGAAACCCAAGCAGGAGCTGTAAGAAAAGTTACTGATGGTAGTACTGATATTTCTTTAGGAGAAACATTTAATGAAAAAATAGATACAAGACCTTTACAATTATATGAAGGTGATATAACTCATGAAGGTAGATGGGGAAATAGTATTAGATTTGGGTCTACTTCAAATATGGGTACTCCCCCAAATCCATGGTCTGATGAAGGTGAAGATGGAGACCCAATAACTATTATTAGAAATGGTCAACATGAAGAATCAACTGATCCTTGGGTACCTCAAATAGAAGATATTAATAAAGATAAAGCAAATGTTTATCTAACATCTACACAAAAAATTCCACTTGATGCCGCTAATACTAAATATTCATCATACGACTCAGAACCAACATCTCCGGATCAATATGTTGAACCCCAAGTAATTTTAAATTCAAATAGATTAATATTTAATGCCCATTCAGATAGTGTTTTACTAAGTGCAGAAAAGTCAATATTTTTAGGGTCTAATGATTCAATTAACCTAACAGCTAATAATAAAATAGTAGTTGAATGTGATGATATTAAATTAGGGAAAAAAGATGCAACAGAACCTATTATATTAGGAAATAAATTTTTAACTGATTTACAAAATCTTTTAACTCAATTAATTGCTTTAGGCACAGCTTTACAATCTCCAGTAGGAACTGGTGTCCCTTTTGTACCTAATGCTGCTATACCTGTTCCCGCTGTTAATGTAACACAAGCAGCTCAAACAATGCTAAATAAAATTGAAAAATATAAATCTAAAGTAAGTAAAACTAAATAATGTTGGGTCCTATCATCATACAACAAGTAGTAAAATTAGCAAAAGGAACTGCTAGATTTGATGCTCTGGCTAATGATATGATAGCTAAATTTGAATTAGGATGCCCACCTAAAGCAGAACTTGAAAGAATTGTTCAACAAAAAAATACTATAGTGACAGCCCTTACACAAGTATCAGGTGTTATTAATACTATTACCAAAATAGGTACTACATTAGATCAAATATTAACTGGATTAAATATAGCAGTTAATGTTATTAAATTTTTACCTTTACCCTTACCACCATTTAGCCCTGCTTTATTGGTAACAGGCCCTGCAGTTGCTGTAGATACTTTAGGTGATTTAGTAAAAGCAGGAAAAGGAGCTGTTAAAATTATTCCTGATGCCCTAGGTCAAATAGCTAAAGGAATTGAGAATTTAATAACAAAGCTAGGCCAAATTGATGGTTTATTAAATCCCTGCCTAGCTGAAGCAGGTTTAGACGGTTCCATAAATAATGAGGATTTAAATGCTTTATTAAATGCCACGGGTACTAATTCAGATGCTGATGTTAATCAAGCAACTGAATCAGAATTATTAGCTAGATTACAACCTAATTCAAATGATCCTTTATTTTATAAGGGGTATAAATTAGAAATTCAAAATGACCCAAAAAATGAATTTTCATTTGCTTCTAGAAGAGTAATGGGGGAGAAAGATAAAGTAAAATTATATAATTTGGCCGATCAAGGATATTCATATTCATCTTCAGTTCAAGTATTGATTGATGAAATAAAATTTAGAATAGATTTAAACCAAATCCCTTCATTATCATCAAATCCATCTTTAGCCTTAGGAACACCAAATAATACGAGTATATCATCAGGCAATACAGGTGCTCCTCCTAGTGGATTCAATACAGGACAAGGTCCTAACAGATTTTTAGGGGCTTCTACTATAGTACCTTCTTTCCCTAATGTATCAGGTAAATTACTTGTGACAACACTCCCTGCAAAAGCTAAAATAATAGTAAATGGAGGATCAGGAAATAATGATGGAGATAGTTGTTTTACAGAAGTAAATTTTACTTCAACATTAAATAATGGAAATCCAAATGATAAAATTGAATATCTTGGGGCAAAAGCTATAAAAACAGAAAAGATTTTTTATGTTAATTTTTTAAAAAAAGGTAAATATTCTTACAATTTTAAAATTACTAATCTTAATGGTACTGACCCAAATAAAGCAAGTATAGAATTTATATAAAAAAAACATAATAATTTAATATTTATAAGAAAAAATGAAGTCAACAGAATTAAAAAAGATGATAAAAGAAGCTGTAAAAGAAGCAATTCAGGAAGAACTAAAAGAAGTTCTTTTAGAAGCTATAAAAGCTCCAAAACAATCAATACCTTCACCAGTTGTAGAAAGTAAACAACCTGTAATGCAGGAAAAATCACTAGCTGAAAAAAGAAATTTATATAAACAAGCATTAGGAGAAACTCAAATGAGTTTTACATCAAAAGATGTACCTGGAAAATTTAATGTTCAACCTGGATATGATTCAGCTAATGGAACATTACCTGGTGGTGAATTAGGATTAGATCAAATAGCAAATTTTATACCTAAATAATGGCTCAAATTATTTCAAATAAAAGCCCTATTGATTTAAATAAAAGAAAAGCTATTGGATTTGGTTTTCCTTTAAATGGAGATGCTGTTTTTGTACCAACATACCAAACAAAAGACCAAATTCAAGCAAATTTAATTAATTTTTGTTTAACTAATAAAAAAGAAAGATTTTTCAATCCTAATTTTGGTTTAGATTTAAGAAATCTTTTATTTGAAAATATAACAGATACATCTTTAGATGAATTAAAGGAATTAGTATCATCTGGAATTTCAGATAATTTCCCACAAATTACTGTCACACAGTTAGAATTTATTAATGATCCTGATATTAACACTATTAATTTTATACTAAAATATGAAATAAAATTATTTGGTATAGAAGATGAAATAAACATAGAATTACAATAATGGCCGAATTAGATAGAGACATAAGATATATTGATAGGAATTTTAATACAATAAAAAATTCTCTGGTAGATTACACTAGGGCGTATTTCCCTGATACATTTAATGATTTTACCCCATCATCAACAGGAATGTTATTTATAGAAATGACTTCATATGTGGGTGATGTTTTATCTTTTTATTTAGATAATCAAATACAAGAAACTTTTGTACAATTTGCTAGACAAACTGATAATTTATTTAACCTTTCATATATGTTAGGATACACTCCTAAAGTTACTACAGTAGCTTCAGTTGATGTAGACTTATACCAAACAGTACCTGCTAAATTAGTAGGAAGTGAAATTGTTCCTGATTTAGATTATTGTCTGACACTTCCTGAAAATACTACAGTTAATAACCCAGAAAATGCAGATTTAACTTTTTTAATTGAAGATGTTTGTGATTTTTCTGTATCTAGTTCTATGGATCCTACAGCTATTACTATATATGAAGTTGATGGATCAGAACCTGTTACATTTCTATTAAAGAAAACAAGAAAAGCAATTTCAGCAACTATTAATTCTCAAAATTTTACATTTACAAGAGCAGAAAAATTTAGTACAGTTGACATAAATGGTAATAATATTGTAGGAATTTTAGATTGTTTTGATAGCGACGGGAATGAGTGGTATGAAGTACCTAATTTAGCTCAAAGCGTTATAATGGATACTATTAGAAATACTAACCCAAATGACCCTAATTATTCAAATGATTTAGATGCTCCTTATTTATTAAGAACTAAAGAAGTTCAAAGAAGATTTGTTTCAAGATTTACTGATGAAACTACATTACAAATCCAATTTGGAGCAGGATCAACAGGTTTAACTACAGAAGAGATAATTCCTAACCCAGATAATGTAGGTTTAGGTTTACCTTTTGAAAAAACTAAATTAACAACGGCGTTTTCCCCAACAAACTTTGTGTTTACTGATACTTATGGTTTAGCTCCTTTTAACACAACATTAACAATTAGATATTTGACAGGTGGAGGTATTTCATCTAATGTAGAAGCAGGCCAATTAACCCAAGTTAATGATAATGGTATCACTTTTAATAACCCTAATTTATCAGATAGTGCGTTAGCTACTTCTGTATTTAATTCAGTAGCAGCTAATAATGTTTTAGCAGCAGACGGAGGTCAAGATGGGGATACTATAGAAGAATTGAGACAAAATGCATTAGGTAATTTTCAAAACCAATTAAGAACAGTTACTAAAGAAGATTACATGATTAGAGCTTTATCTATGCCTGCTAATTTAGGTGTTATTGCAAAAGCTTATTCTCAACCTGCTAAAATATCACAATATCAACCAGGAGAATTACCAACAATATTAGATTTATATGTTTTATCATATGATGCTAATAAAAAATTAAGGACAGCTTCACAAGCTTTAAAACGTAATCTTCAAACTTATTTATCCCAATATAGGATGATTAATGATGCTATTAAAATTAAAGATGCTTTTATTGTTAATATTGGAGTTGAATTTGAACTTATAGTATTACCTAATTTTAATAATAATTTAGTATTAACTAATTGCATAGACGCCATTACATTATATTTTGATATGAATAGATGGCAAATTAATCAACCGATTATTTTAAAAGACTTATTTGTTTTATTAGATAAAATAGAAGGAGTACAAACAGTACAAGATGTAAGAGTAATAAATAAAGCAGGAGCAGTGATGGGATATAGTGATTATGCTTATGATGTATATGGGGCAACATACAAACGTGTAGTTTACCCATCAATAGACCCAATGATATTTGAATTAAAATACCCTGATAGAGATATTAAAGGTAGAGTAGTACCATTATAAAATAAAAAATTATGGCTGAAGCACCAGGATTAAGAAATTCTTTAAATAAAACTGATTTAGATGTTGAAAATTCTACACCTAATGGAGGACCAATTAGTTATGGAGACCTAGATAATAATTTTGTACACAAATATGGTCCAAGAAACACTTATTTAGACGTAATGACACGTGGGGGGAATGGTTCTGGAGATATAAGTCCTGAAGGTAGCCCAATAAGTGATTTTGGAATAGAAGACACAAATTTACAACCAGGTAATATTTTTGAAATATCAGCATTAGATACTATATCAAATTTAGCAGGAGTAAAACAAGGTACTAATGGTGGACCTAATAGATTTAACAATAATAGATTTAATACTGTAGGTGCTGGGGATGGAGTATATACCAATTTTAAAGCTTCAACTTCACCAACATCACCATCACCAAGTAAAGGGGTTCCACTTAAAACTAAAGATGGTGAAGATTCAAAATCCTTATTAAATGCATATTCATCAGAAAATACTTACATTGAATATATAAATAAATTTATTC